CTCTGTGTCTTTAGATAAGTACACAGACAGAGATGGCGTGGAGCGTGATGGCTCCAAGGTTTCTGGCTTTTTCAAGTTGGGAACCACACCCGTTGGCAATGTTTCCTCCGGCGATGCCACGGGTGCGCCTTCATCTGAACAAGACTTGGATGACGACATCCCGTTTTAACCAAGACGAGGGCGGGGTACTCCCTTCCTCGCCCTTTTACGCTATAAGTAACAGTAGTTACTTATAGCGTATCCCCCCATAAATTACGGAGTTTTACATTGGGCATTGATTTTGTTTATCGCCTTGATGAGGCACAGCGGAACGAAAAGAAAAAAGAAAAAACACGTTCTTACATTGGCGCATCAGGCATAGGTAACGAGTGCGAGGCGGCTGTACACTTTGCCCTTCGCGGGTACACAGACACCGCACCCGACCCAAGGCTCAAAAGAATTTTCCGAGACGGACACCGTATCGAGAATGATGTTGTCCGAGACCTAAAGCTGGCTGGCATCAACGTCATGGAAAAAGACCCCATGACAAAAAGGCAGTGGGAGTACACTGGCTTTGGTGGCCACGCAATAGGTCATGCGGACGGACTTTACGAGGCACCAGACGGAGAGATATGGCTGGTAGAGATAAAGTCTATGAACGACAACAAGTTCAAGAGCTTTGCAAAAGATGGCGTAAAGGTTTCACACCGAAACTACTATGCGCAAGTTCAATTTATGATGGGCTTATCTAAAATACAAAGGTGTTTCTTCGTGTCTTACAACAAGAACACGAGTGAGTATGCCGAAGAAGAGATACATTTTGATGATATTTACTATGCTTTTCTGTCACAAAGAGTAGAAAACATTCTTTCTGGCAACTGCAAAAGAATTTCAAAAGACGAAACAGATTGGCGTTGCCGTGGATGTTTCAAGCGGGAGTCTTGTTGGGAAGACAAGCCAGTGCCCAAGACGAAACGAACATGTGCAAATGCCATGCCAAATAAAGAAGGAGATTTTGTATGCGAGAAAGGATGTCAAGAGGAGTGCCTGAGTTGGAAACGCTGGAAGCCTCTCCCAAAAACATAATATATTTAGCCTCACCATATACATTGAATGGTAGTGCTGAAGAAAACGAAATGGAAAAAAGGTATGAGCAAGTTACACGATGCGCTCACATGATGATGGTAATGGGCATGAACGTCTTCAGCCCTGTCACGCACTCTCATGCAATACAAAATTCTAGGTGGCCGTTGTGTATAAACACCACGGAGTGGTTGCAGATGGACTTCGCATACCTTACACACGCCCACGGAATGGCGGTTCTCATGCTTGATGGCTGGCAGAATAGTATCGGTGTGACAAGAGAAATAGAATTTTGTCGCAAGCACCACATACCTGTCATGTTTATTCAGCCTGACAAATTTATACTGGAAGGGATAGAGGACGATGAGTGAAGTTGCGCTCGAATTGAAGGCACAGATTGTTGCCATAAGGGAGCGTATTGAAGAGCTTCGTTGGGAGTATGACCGTGGCTTTCATGTCGATAACAGAGAAGATTGGGAAATAGAACTAAAGAAAGCCAAGGATAAACTGCGGAAGGTTAGAGCAGAGTTACTTGAGATAGAGAAGGGAAAGCTATGAATGTTGTAGGGTTCACGGGGCTTATCGGTAGCGGAAAGACACTTGCCGCAGACTGGCTTTGTTCAACGGCAGATTTCAAAAAGCTAAAGATGGCTGACCCCCTCAAGACGATGTTGCGTTCTGTGGGTCTTGATTACAATCACATTGAAGGCTCTCTGAAGGAGAAGCCTTGTGAGTTGTTGTGTGGAAAAACCCCACGTTATGCAATGCAAACATTGGGCACGGAGTGGGGACGACACACAATCGGTGAGGATGTATGGGTAAACATGTGGGCGCATCAAGCCCAAGAACTCCTCAACTTAAATATAGGTGTAGTGACCGATGACATTCGGTACGAAAATGAAGCTCGGATTATTCGTGAAATGGACGGTTTTGTTATTCGTATCGTTCGCCCTGATATACAGCAATCAGGGCACATATCAGAAGAACAAGACTTCAAAGTGGATTACACCGTACAAAATAACGGTTCCCCGGCGGAACTGACAGCAAAGCTATACCAAATTCTTTGCTGACATGACGAAGTATATAAGGCCAGCAACCAGCAACACACAAAACAAAATCCCAATGCCAATCAGGAAGTGTTCTAGTTGTTCTTCGGCCTTTCGTCTTGCCTGCCTTTCGGCCTCCTTGCGCTCTCGCGAAACTTCAGCCCTCATACGCAACAGTTCTTGCCAGCCGCCGATGCCCCTTGTCGCCAAGACAATCTCGCGTAACTGTTTTTCCATATCCTCTGCCTGCTTTTTAGCCACAAAAGTTTCCATGGCTTCTTCTTCAACTGACATAAGTTTATTTTTTACAGAATTTTTTGCTTTGTTGTGGCTGTTCTTTACTGCCTCGATGGCACCCCACGCTTTCGCCACATCCTTGAAAAGAGACTGAGCGTCTTTCCCTATTTTTATACCCGCCTTTACCGCGCTAAAAGCGGCGACTGCGGTAGTCAGCGGTTCCATTTAATCCTCCTACTTCTTCCAGCTAATCCTTTGCGGCCCTTTCTTCTTCCGTGCAGAACTGTTGCACTGAGCTTTGGTTGGCCTGCAAGCGGGGTAGCCTTTGCGCTTCTCGCCCTTACGGCGACCACACGGCTTCCCCGTCTTGCAGTCAATCCAACCTTTCCCACCGTTTCGACTGAACCATTTTTTCAGGCTGTCTGAGGAACTACTTTTTCTTGGCATTGCCTTTATTCCTGTTCCTCAACACATACCTGTTAATGTGCATCGTTCGGTTATTTGATAGCCTGTTTCCAGAAGCCCAATCCTTTGCGGCTTGCTCATACAACTTGGCAACCTGTTCGTCTTTCTTTGCGGTCACTTCTTTTTACCGCCCTTGCCTTTTTTCTTTCCGTACATAACTAAGTTCCTTTATGTTGATTGCCCCAGTTTATAGAAGACGCAATACTCTCGGCATCTTCTTTCTTCACTCTGACCCGCTTGCATTTGCGGGTCGCCTTCTTGCCAGTTGCCAGTGCTATTATTCTTTCTGCCGCACTTGGCTCTTCGCAAACCTTCTTCGTCCGTGCCATTATTTCTTACCCTTCTTTTTACTGTTGCCCCAGTTCTTTGCGCCAACCTTCCGGCACTTTACCAAAGCTCCCGAAGCATAAGCACTTGGCCAAACCTTGTAGCGAGACTTCACCTTATGGTAACAAGCGTCTTTTTTAGACCCTTTTGACGGCGATGATTTCGATTTTTTTGTTCGACTTGCCATTGTCTTTCCTCTTTGCTACGCATGGACAAGACGAAGCCATCATGTTTCCGTATCGTCCACCCTTACCATAATCTGTTGGCCGAGAGTTTTTCGGCATCACATTTCCTGTGCCCTTCATCATTTTCCGCCTCCTTTATATCTGTCACCAAACCACCAAGAGATACTCATGCCTGTCAAAAAAATGACTTGGCTCGCAATTTCGTCTCGACCATTTTCTGATAAGTTAAAAAACAATATTGCTGTCAGTATAATAAGCATGATTGTCAGGATTGGTCGTACCAACCTGAGAAGAGTTATGACCCACCTGTACGGCTTTCCGTAGGATGCGTCATGGTCATACGATGCCGAGCGCATTTCTGAAAACGCTTTCGTCTCTGCAATAACAGCCTCACTCTCAAGCTCCTGAGCTCGTGCGCTAATTTGCATTTCTTGGAGGGAAAGCTCGTGCTTGTTGTTTTCCTTCAGAATCTCCATCTCTTGCTTCTTCTCGAAGTAGCCAGCGGCCTTTCCGATTACAGTGCCAATGATTCCAGTTGCGCCGCCGAACAGCGCAGTCATAATTGTTTCCATTACAGGCTCTCCAGTATTATTGCTTTGGCTTTTTCCATCATCATTATTACTTGGGCTGGGTCGCTTTCACTCGATGTACCGTAGAAGTGTCCGTCTTTGAAACCCAAGACGATAACACTTTCGAGTTCGTTGCTGTCAGCTTCGTGAAGAACCTCTGAAGGTTCCACATCAAAGTTTACCTCTATCTTTAGTTCGTCTTGCTGACTCAACGGGAAGTGGATTATGTTGTCTACCATCTTGCTTTCCTCAACCTTGCGTCCATGTGGACAAATGTTTTGTAGTTACCGCCTATACCCATGAAGCCAACTTCTTCGGCGGCTTTGATTATTTCCTCTTTCGGCACAACCAGAGGCACATCAAAGGCGTATGCTGGTTTGTCAAAGGTTGCCCTGTGCTGTGACTTGGGTGCCCCTCCTACACGAGCGTTGTGTATCGGGCATCTCGTGCATGAGTTCGGTGTGAATGGTTTTCCTATGAGCTTGCGAAGTTCTGACAGCATGCCCAAAGCTCTTTCGTCTACATTGAACAATGGCTTATCGTTACTAGACCAAGAACAGGAGCCGTCACAGCCCCTGCATCTCAGTTCATTGTATGTGAAGAACTCTGTTGCGTACTTGCTCATATATCTTTTTTCCATTTAGCTAATGGGTCTTTTACTTTTGGCCCGTTCTTGCTCGTGCTTCTTGGGTCTCCCATCAAGTCTGCCGCGCCTTCTCTGAAGCTACGAACACCACCCAACACTGGCACTCTTCCAGCTACAGTTCTTGCCGCTTGGCGTTGCTTCCCTGCGCTGTCTCCGTCTCCAAGAAGACCCTGTTCGATTCCAGCACCGACATTTATAACATCCATAAAGTTGCCTACGCCGGGGCCAAGTATGCCACTGGCTATTCTTGTGGCTCCGTATGCTCCGTTGTCCAGTTGCTCTGCGGAGTTGTACATAAGCTCTGCGAGGAAGCCGAGGCCACCGACAGCCACAATACCCTCAAGCCACCAGCCTACCAGTTCGTCTGGACGGCCAGCGTAGTCCTTCGGGTCTACACCCATGGCTTTGGCAATGTCTGCAAAGATTGTGTCACTAATCTTTCTGTTGCGAAGCTCACGGCTTCTATCGTCATCACCGCCACGAGACTGTGCTAAATCCTTTAGCGCAAGAGACCCGCCACCGAAAGCGGAGCCCGCAGTTACCAAGGCTAGGAGCGGCCCAAAGTTTCCTTTGTATGTTCCGTCTGTGTTTTTGCCAAACGCCTCAGACATTACACCGCCTTCACCGAAGACCATGCGTTGCATCATTACTGGGAAAGACTTCAACTGGAATACAATTTTTCCAACAGGTGTCTGTGACCACAAAGGTATGTCGTTCGGGTCTGGAGTAAAGATTGTCTCAGAGGTAAACCTCATGATTGCGTAACGTATCTTGTCGTCTCGCACATGCTGTGTAACATCCATAAGCTGTGGCCCTTGAGGGTCAGCATAATCTTCCAGACCGTATCTCGCCAAGAACCTGACTGCTGTTTTGTATCTGGTTCCAAACTTGCCCTGTTGTGCGAGCCGTCTTGCAGTGTCTGCCTCTGCTTTCATAGCATTGAAGCCAACGATTGCGGATGCCTCTCGCATGAAGTTAGTCCAAGGCGTTAGCAATGTCGCATTGAAAAATGCGTTTGTGAATCTTTGTGAACCCTCGCCAGACATGTGCGTCATGCGGTCGTGGATTAGGTTTTCAATGCCTACACCAATGTCTCGTGCCGCCTGCCTATATGATGGGTCTTTCTGCATGATTTGTCTCATGCCTTTTTGCCAAGCCATAAAGTTGCCACTGCGGATTAGGGGCAATACAGCGTCAGGTGCGGACGTAAGGGTTGTCCACCCCAGTAGTGTGACTGCATTAAAGCCTCGAACCTTTCGGCTAACATTGTCTACAAGCTCTGTACCATCTCCTCCGTCAATCGGACGCTTGTTTATTGCGTTGAACATCTTGTCCATTTGTTTGAGCAACCTTGCGTGCGCTGGCATTGGGAAGTCTGCGATAGCGTTTACAATTCCCTCTGAACGCTTTCGCCAGTTGTTTCTCATGCCAATGTCCATGTTGGACAGGTCGCCACTGTTAAACAGATAGTCTATTGCGGCTTGCTTTTGCGCCGTTTTTTGTGCGGTAGTTCCGCCGACCATAGTTTGAATTTGTGTGAGTATCGATTTGATTTCTTCATCGGTTTTGCGAAGAGGTGGGATAACCACATCTTCAACCTCAGCCTCAACCTCCATATCTCTTCGCACACTTTTTACAATCTTGCTGGTTTGCAAAACTCTGATGGCGGCTTCTATACCACCCTCTGCTACTGCACGGTAGCTCATGAAGCCATGGCCCTGAACGCCAAACTCTCTTGCCAAGACGAGCTTCCGGGTAGTTTTGTCAAAGTACCGGGTTACAATACCCTCAAGGTCATTCACCAAGAACTCCTCAAATTCTGGGATTTCTTCTGGGTCAAGGTTAATCATACGCTGATAGAATGGGTCAGACTGCATCTTCTTGTTGAGGATTGGGTCTGTATCGATACGACCATCCGTGTCAAGCATGCGCTCCATCATAGTCTTCGCCGCAAGCTCTGCCTGCGCACGGTCTGCTGGCATGCCAGCCTGCCGTCTGTCTTTGATAAACCTATCTGTCATAATGTTAAGGAACCTACGAGGGTTGTCCCTAATCATGCCAGTGTCCCACGCTTGTGGGATGTAGTATCTTTTGCCGAGCCGCAAGACATCGCCAACATTGTACCCAGCCGCTTTCAGGTCAACCAGTTCTTGCGCAAACACATCAGCAAGTTGCTGTGCTATTGCACGCTCACCAGTAGACAAAGACGATAAATCGTCTTGACGCAACGCACGCATAATACGGTCATGCGAAGCTGGTTGCTTCGTCTGCCTTGCAGATTTCATTAGTGGGGCCGCAAGTCCTTTTGATTTTTCAAAGAACCGCTTTGCGGAGTTTCCGTAATCGGGCACGCTTCTCAACGCTGTAAGTACTGGGCCAAGTGTCTTGGCTAGGTCAGCGTTATGTTTCTGGAAAAGACCCGCGCCATTGGATGGCTTTAGTATGTTTCCAATCCATGCCGCGCCATTCTTTCTGAAGAAAGCCGAGTTTTCACCAAGCAGATTTCCTTTGTACGAACGGCTTACACCCTCTATATCACTTGGTGTAAGTGCCTCACCCCTAGATGTTTTGTTTATAAACTCTCGCACAGGCTTGGGCGCACCCATTCTTTCTGCGGCGTTCAGTATCGTTGCACGCATTTGTGCAATGTCTACATCTGGGTTGTCTATGATAGCTTCTCCAAGCTCTCCCAAGAACCCACCCTCACCAAGACGAAGCTGGTATATTTCAGGGTTTTCGTAATCGAATGTTTGAGCGTCAACATGTTTGACCTGTGTTGGTTCAAACAGAACTAAGGCTTCAATCATGTCTGAGCTATTAGGGTTTACCTCTGTGATACGCATGCTGTCATATCCAAGGTCTTTCAAGAACCCGGCTATTTCTGCCTTAGCATCATTCTCACCGATGCCCTGCTCTCGCACACCTTCCACCAACGCTTCGTACAAGTCTTCACCGCTGAAGTCTCTTGTGCCAATGCGTTGCATAACTTTCATAGCACCGTCCGTAGGAATAGTCCCTGACTTCGCCATTTCGTCTATGAGCCAATTAACACTATTCGTGCCTTCACCAAATCTGTAGAAGGTGTTTGCATCCATGTTAAAGGTTTCGTCTGCCCGAACCAGAAGAGGAAGAACCGCTGGCTTTCTTGTAACGCCAGTTGCCTTTTCTAACGCTTTCCACAAAGCGTCCTCTTCCATAACTTTGTCTGTCAGTCTGCGCTGGTGCTGGGATAACTGGTAATCAAAGCCGTCTGTGCTGTAGTCTTCAATTTCGCCACTGGTAATGCGCTTTGCTCTGTCAAGAGTTTGCTGACTGTACTGCGTGCTATTCATCTCGCGCTGTATGGTGTTTATTTCCTCACGAGCGTTGATTAACATTGATGTTAGTTCTGCGCCTTCTGCACGCTTTGCAGGGTCATCTGTTGCTTCGTTAATCATTCTTTCAAACGAAGCTCTATGGCCTATGACAGAGTAGTCTTCAGCAACACCCTGCTTCTTTGTCACATATATTCCCGGCCCGTAAAGAGACTGGTTCCCTGAAGGCTCCAAGACGACATCAGGGTTTTCTGCTCTGCTAAACGCCCTTCCGTTTGGTGTTCCGTGATAGTAAACAAAGTCCATAAGGTCTTCGCCTTCGCGTGCCCCAACAAATTCTCTTGCTGAAATGCGCTGTCCATCGGGCATGTTCGCCAATGTTTCTTGTGCATATCTTGGTGCTAGGGTTGCAGGCATAGAGTAGCTGTCTGTTGACGCTACGGCCTGTACAGTCGGCTTCTGTACCCGCTTTCTTACGCGGAACATGTCGCCATACCCTGTAAGACTTCTAAACTCTTGGCGCATTGTCTTGTTTCTCACCAAGCCGTTCATGACGTAAGCAACCATTTCGCCAAGTTCTTTTATTATGCGCATCATGCCGTTCTGTAAGTTGGCTTCTCCAAATGCGTCTTGTGCAGAAACACGGCCTGCCATCCACTTGGCGAACTCATCAACAAAATACTCTTCTGCCGCCGCTTCAGTCCCGTAGTTCTTAACAAACTTGCTCGCTGTTTCGTCTCCAGCGTCTAGCTTGTCGTCAAGGAACTTCCGCAACTGTTGCATCTTTGGCTCGTCAAACTTTGTGCGAACAAGCATGTGCCCAACTTCGTGAAGGGCTGTTCTTATTTGTGTGCCAGTGTTTGCGTTCTGTGCACCAGAAGCCACGAGGCGGAGAGGCGCACCTTGTTTTGATATGTTTGTTCCTA